TACATATTATACAGTAATCACTCACTCAAACCACCCTTTGATTTCTTCAATATTTTCAAACTTTTCTTCATAATCAATCCCCAATTTAATAGTGAGTTGTGTTCTCACTCTATTGTCTGCTTTTAATCCGTATTGTTCTTGTAGGTCTGCAAGAGTACTTAAAGGATCATCAAGAAAATTTTCAAACGCAACCAGAGCTCCCTGATTGTGAGTGTAATAGATATCCCAAAACTGTTCTAACTTGGACATAAATCTATCGAACTCTTCTTTAGTAGCTCTAAGGCTATTATCTTTAATCTCTGGACGTTCAGATGCGTAATGAATGTGGTTGACTTTTGTTCGCAAACGTGTTATATGACTCAAAAATTGTGATAGTACGTCTTTTCTGTATAACCAGATACAAGGAAACCCGTCAATCATTTCCCCAAAGTGTTGATCCTCTGGTATGTAATGAGGCAAGATTTTAAGGAGGTGTGGTTGTGTTGCCCAGTTTTCTTTTTCTATATCTTTATAATCATTCTTCTTTAACCATGAAGCAGGATCATAAAGACCGAAAGTATTGCAAAGAAACCTACGAAAATATGTACTTCCACTTCTAGACGATGCAATTAACCCTATTCTCATACACCTATATATAACTATGGAAGTACTTGAATCTACATTTGAAGAAGTCTACCCTATTTGGAATGAACAACTTTGGCCAGGAAGAATTAGTAAGATAGAGAATATGAGTAGTCTTTTTTGGTTACAACCAAAAGAAATTACAAAAAACCATTCTATATTTGAAAAGTATTCGCCTACATTCTTTGTTATCAAAGAAGATAATAAAATTGTGGGTGTTAACAGTGGATTTAGAACTGATGATAAGGTTTATCGTTCTAGAGGATTATGGGTCAAAGAAGATTATAGAAGTAAAGGATATGGTAAGGTTCTGTTGATGCAAGCAATAATTCAAGGCAAGTCTGAGGATTGTCATTGGATTTGGAGTATGCCTAGAAAATCTGCACTTAAAACATACGAAGGAGTAGGTTTTAAGAAAAGAGGAAAATGGTTAGATAAGGGTGTAGAATTCGGCCCTAATTGTCTCGCAACAAGACAGTTAATTTATAAATAGAGGTAGGAGATTATACATGGCCATTCCAACTACTAAATCTACTTTTAAAGAATACTGCTTACGATCATTAGGTGATGGTGTTATTGATATTAATATATCAGATGCCCAAGCAGATGATCGTATTGATGAAGCTCTACAATATATTGCACAGTATCATTATGATGGTATTGAAAGAATGTATCTTAAACATTTGGTTACTGAGGCAGAAGTTACTAGAGCAAGAGAAAATGAAACCACTACAGGAACAGATGTTGTAGATGCAACAATTACTGCGAGTTGGTTAGAAGGCACAAATTATATACCTTTACCTAGTGCTGTTGTTTCTGTAGTTCAAGTATTTCCCCTTACTGGAACTGGAAATGGTGCAAATATGTTTGATGCTCGTTATCAATTACATTTAAATGATTTATATGATTTAAGTTCTACATCTGTTGTTCAATATGAGATGATGATGAATAATTTAGATTTTCTACAACATATTCTCGTTGGAGAGGCCCCCATAAGATTTAATCACAATCAAGGACGTTTGTATCTTGATGCAGATTGGTCTAATGATTTTATTGGTGGACAGGACTACATTGTTATTGAATGTTTTCGTAAATTAGACCCTGCAACATATACAAACTTGTTTGACGATCTTCTTCTTAAAAGATATGCAACAGCTCTCATTAAAAAACAGTGGGGCGCAAACTTATCTAAGTTTAGTGGGGTTGCTATGTTAGGTGGTGTTACTATGAATGGTGAACAAATCTACTCACAAGCCATAGATGAACAGCAAAAAATGGAAGAGACAATAAACCTTAATGAACCTCCAATGATGTTTGGTGTAGGATAAGGTATGGCTGTTAATAAACATTTTCATACCAGCAATCTACAAGGTACTTCAGCTGAACAAGCACTTTATGCAAACTTAGTTTCAGAAGCGATACAGATACATGGCCACGATGTCTATTATCTTGATAGGACTTTAGTAGCAGAAGATAATGTATTTGGTACTGATGCTCTTTCGAAATTTGAGACACAAGTTCCTATTGAAATGTATATGGAAGATTCTGGTGGTGGTTATGCTGGTGAACGAGAGATCATGTCTCAGTTTGGTTTGCAAAATTTAAGTGAAGCAACATTTGTTGTAAGTAAAACAAGATTTCAAGATAAGGCAATGCAAATTCAGATAGAGTCAGGGACAGATTCTACTTCTTCTGGTTCTGTCTTATTAGAATCTGGTACTGTTGATGCAAATAAATTTGAAGGTAGTACATATTACATTATATCAGAAACAGATGCAACTGATTCGGATCGTCCATTAGAAGGCGATGCAATTTATCATCCAACACTAAAGAAATTATTTCAAATTAATTTTGTCGATCATGATGATCCATTTAATCAACTAGACAATAACCCAGTATATAAAATGCGCTGTCGTTTATTCGAATACAGTTCAGAATCATTGGATACTGGTATTGGTGCAATTGATGCCATAGAAGATGCGTTGTCTACTAACACCCTTACTTATCAGTTTACACTTGAACAAACTACTGCTCAAAACGAACCATTTAGATTAGAATTATTTTCTGATAATGGTTTAGTTATAGATGAAACTGACAGTGATAATATTATCGGTGAGGATGATTCCAGTTCTGTGGGCGAAAGTATTCTTATGGAACATAATGCTGATACTGGTCATGGAGGTTGGTTAATTGCAGAAGACTATATAATAGGAAGTGGAGGTGCTAACACTAGTAGTGTTGACAAGTCTGCTCAAAATGAATTATTTGACGAATTGGACGATTCAATCTTAGACTTTTCTGAGAGAAATCCATTCGGTGACGCTGGGAGCTCATAATGTTAGGACAACAATTTTACCATGAAACAATTCGAAAAGTGGTTGTCGCTTTTGGAAGTATATTTAATGATATACATTTAGTAAGAAAAGACAACGAAGGAAACATTTCACAATCAATGAAGGTGCCTTTAGCATACGGCCCAAAACAAAAGTTCCTTGCACGTTTACGTGAAGATGCAGACCTTACTAAACAGGTTGCAGTTACACTACCACGTATAGGTTTTGAGATTAATGGAATGTCTTACGATCCAGGCAGAAAATTAAATCGTGTCCAACAGTTTAAAAAAGTAAAAGGTGCAAAGTCTAATCAACTTGATACACAGTATATGCCTGTTCCTTATAATGTAGAGTTTACTTTATATATTATGGCAAAGCAATCAGACGATGCGTTGCAGATTGTAGAACAAATTCTTCCTTACTTTCAACCAGATTATACAGTGACACTTAATGATAATACCGATATGGGTATAAAAAGAGATGTTCCTATAGTATTAAATTCTGTTACTTATGAAGACACATATGAGGGAGATTTTACTTCCAGAACAACTATTATTTACACTCTTGCATTTACTGCAAAATTTTATCTTTATGGCCCTGTTACTTCTAGTAAGGTTATTAAGACTGTCCAAGCAGATCAATATGCAGATATGCCTGACAAGTCACCAAAAAGACAACAAAGATATACTGTTTCTCCAAACCCAGGCACAGCTGATGCAGATGATGATTTTGGTTTTAATGAATCTAGTTCATTTTTTGAAGATGCTAAAGAATACAATCCAGTAACAGGTAAAGACGAAACCCCAGATACTTCTGGTACAGATTAATAAATTTAATGTCAAGTTTCGTTTACGTTAGTGGTGACTATAAAAATGCTTGGTTAGAGTATGTTTGGAACCTACAAAAATTTGAACATTGGGAAACCTTTGATGATGATTTTAAATCTGAGTTTGATTTTAAGTTTCATGAACAAGTACACTCTTTAAATAAATTTACCCGGCCTCCTAGTTGGTATCTGAATGATAAATTAGGAAAAGATCAGTTCTTATTTAAAACTAGTAGTGACTTCTACCCAGTAGTTGAGTATGAATATACCAACAATCTTCCCTCCTTTAGAGATATTATGTTGGATCGTGCAACAGAGATGCGTGACATGGGTAAAGTTATTGATATTTTTTACTCTGGTGGGATTGATAGCACTGCTATACTTTATGCTCTTTTAGAAGTTTGTCCAAAAGATCAACTAAGATTAATAATGGGTGATGAGTCATCAGTAAATATATATCCAAAAGCAGTAGAAAATTTGTCTTATGAATTTGCAGAGGGTAATATTTTTGGTATGGCAAATATAGACACTAATCTTTTTACTACTGGATGTGAAGCAGACAGGTTATTTGGAGGTACAGGTTATCCACACAGTAGAAATACTAACGAAGAAAAATTTATTCTTGAAACGGAGTATGAATATCATCATAGCCGTTGGTGGGATATAACAAGATATACATTAACTACACAATCATTTCGATTTTTGCAGAATATTGAAGTAAGTTCTTTTGATATAAAAAATTATCAACCATTCTTCCTATCTCCACAAA